CCAAGTTTTTCTTTAACGAGTTGCGTGTCAATCTTTGCACCCAATTTTTGTGATACATGAAGTGAGTAATCCCTCCCGTGTAATAGGTTTGCATTTTCACTTGTAGACAAGTCAATCATTAGTTGTCTATTGACTTTAATAAAGTCTGCTAAAACTTTTTGCATTGTTAACGCACGACCATAGGCATCTATGATAGCTTGTTTATTTCTTTTGCTAACACTAGCAGGACTTTGTTGTGCTTTCTCTAGCACTTCTAATATATTAACAGCTTTTGACATTTTATATCCTTTCGTCTTTCTAGTTAATAAGTAATATATAATCCCATTTCATTAGAAGTCAATAGTTTATTTTAATTTATTTTCCACACCAGCTTCAGCCACAGACTCCCAGCTCCGGTACTACTACTTATACCTACGTAATAGGACAACCGTAGCGATGGAGATGGAGATCTAAACCACCAGAGCTCCTGCAAGAAGCAATGCTGCACCAGCTACCGGATGGTGTATACTAACCAGCATGGCCAGGATCAACCAGATGGACATCATGATGCAGTCTGCCCTGGTGCAGTGCACATGATCATCTGCTGCATCTGAGTCCAGGCAGCTGCGTCCTGCTGCACCAGCACATGCGCTCCGTCAAACCAATCCAGGTACCAGTATTCCAACCGATGTATCTCGTCATGTTCGTTAACGTAGCCGCGCAGCTCATCCGAAGGACCACCCCAGCTGAACTGCCAACGCCAATACCCTTCGGCCTGGTCGTTGAATGTATGCGGTTCTACATAGTCAAAGCCAAGCGCTTCGTAATTCGGATCCTGCAGCGTCTCCTGCCGGTCCTTCCACTGTTCTTCTACTAATTCTTTGCAGCTCTTCTCTTTCTTTAATGCAGTCATAGGTTGTTCCTTTCTTTAATAGGGCAGTTGGCTGGTTAGGCCAACACCATTGCCCCCACTGCTTGCGCCTCTCGCCTATCGGGTCACTCGCTTCAGCATGATGAGTCAGGGCGTCTGGCAGTTTATTAAGGGTGCTAGTACTCGACTTACCTTAATACTCTGCTTATGGAAGCCCGTGGGTTCTCCTCAGCTCCTGACTCAGGTACTTATATAGTCCCACTTTATTAGATAGTCAAGTAGTAAGTAAACTTTTTTTTAACCAGAGCTTCCTGCCACGCCCGTGCTGCACCTGTGTCATCTACTACTATAGTACCGCGACCCGCGGAACTTGGGCAATGGAATGGAGATCCTGCTTCCCTGGCCGAAGGTGCAGCAGGAAGGTTACTACTGTGCCTCGAAACCCCTTGGTTTCTGCCAATGGAAATGCAGACGAGCATGTCAATCAGCAGACCCAGCTGCGTGGGACCGTGGGACGTTGGTAGTTATTTTCCTTACGTTAGGTGTGGGGCGATGGACAATGGAAATGGAGATGACGGTGATGCCATCCTGCTGCCTGGTGAGCTGCACCAGCTCCTGGTAACTACTATCGTGGGGATTCTGGCTTCGGCAATGGACAATGGAGAAGGATCTCTGCCACCTGCTTCCAGCTGCCGGTCCCGCCTCCAGTGCTTATGTCTATTACCCAGAATGGACGAGGGCAATGGGCAATGGAACTAATGGAAGGAGCCACCAAACCCGGAAAGATATACAGTAATGTGTAAGGGAGGGTCGTGGCTATAATAAAATTTCTTCCTCCTTGTAAACTATGGTTATAATTCCATGATTTTTGAAAGGGGGATAATTTAATCTTCTTACTGTGAATTACTTTCAGTTCCACCCAAATCGATATACCATCTTTGATTCCATAACAATCTGGTACGCCTGGAGACGCCCAGTTTTCAAACCTAGTCCAATGAATATCTGATAGATTTTCCTTAACTATTTTCCATAGTTTTGATTCTGGTTTAACCACCAAAGTAATAAAACCAAACCATAGTGAGAAGTGTTAACTTCCAGTGAATAGCCATAAACAATAAAATCATTATAACAATAATTTTAATCATGGCGCATCCTTCATCAGTTCCAACATCTGATAATAAAAGATTAATCTAAACTCCAAATCTTCTGCTGTTAACATTGCTCTTCGTAGGTTTTCTACCCTGCGCCAAAACAATGAATCAGTCATAGGTAGCCTAACATAATTATACCGATCTGGTCTTACTAATATTAATTGCATACTTTCTCCTTTTTTAGATAGCTATAGTCCCATCTAATCTTATAGTCAAGACTTATTTTCTAATTCTTTTACTTCTTCAAACGTAGTTTCAATACTGTACTGTTCTTTGAGATCTTGAAGTTTCTTCTCTACTTCATCTCTTGACATCGAATCTATCGTGCCAGTTAAAATTTCTTTTTTATCAACATACAACCCAGCAATCTGTCCTCTCCTGGTCTCCGCAGCTACGGCAGCATTCCAATTCCCTGACTCAGACGCTTTATCTCTAATTCTAGCTAATGTAGATAAGGACCTCTCTTGTGTACACTTGTACCTTTCAACAATAGCTCGTCTTTCTGATTCAATCGCTTTTGCAACCAGCGGATACTTCTCAGGGTTCTGGAGCTCTGATGCTCTTACAACTGCTGAATCTTTTGCGTACCCTGCTTGTAATGCACAATGCGTAGCAGTATGCAAACCCTCACTATGAACTAATAATAAAATAAACTTACGTTGTTTTCCTGTTATCTTGTGGTGAAAGAGTGCGTCTGACAACGCCTCTGGTA